TCGGTTCGACTCCGGGACGCGCCTCCAGTTACACCCTGCCCGGGTGGTGAAATCGGTAGACACAAGGGATTTAAAATCCCTCGGCTGTAAGGCTGTGCGGGTTCAAGTCCCGCCCCGGGCACCATATCGAATTACCAATAAAATCAATGATAAGCAGTGTCGTATGACCGCCCCTCAGAGGCGGTTTTTTTGTGCCTGAATTCAGCTTCCTAGTATCCATTCCTAATATTATTTCTCTTTCACCTGTCCGCCAACTACGGGAACCACCACTATTTTTCTGTCATAAGCCGCAGTCTGCTCGACGTTTTTATGCCCCGTAATGGCTCTCTTCTCGTACAAATCCCCCTCCAGATCAGACACACCCTTTGCCTTCAAATCGTGAAAAGTGAAATCAAACAGTAGTTGTGGAAATTTGAGCTTTGCCGCTTCACGTGCAGCACTCCAGCGGCTATTAAACCCGTCTCGGGTGTAGCCAGAACCATTAGGCTGGTGGATGATGAAAATACTGCTCATCCCTGGTTTGAGCGGCAATTCCGCGGCCATTTTGATTGCTGCTGCAAACCGTGGCGACCACGCCTTGATCTGAGCAACACTGGTTTTACTCTGTTTAATCAGTATGCCCTCATCCATGATCTGGCTCTTTTTCATTGCGAGAATATCACCCTGACGCGAGCAGGTGAGGTAGGCTAATTCCATAGCGATCTTCACTACATCAGGCGCGCATGAATAGAGAGCTTGGTACTCCGCATCTGTCACATACCGATCCCTGGACACCTCCTTGAACTTCTTAACTCCTTTGGTGGGATTACCTTTGACCATGCCACGCTCATAGCCCCAGCGGTACATGCGGGACATAAACGCTTTTTCCCTGTTGGCCTGCACCCGGCTTTTTAATCCGCGTTTGTCCATGTACTTTCTGACGTGATCAGGCCGGATTGCATCAGAGGGCATGGCACCAAAAACAGCTAAAACATTTTTTGAATATTTCAGGTAGTCCCGTTGTGTTTCGCGTGCCAATTCGAAAAAATCAGCCGATCTGAAAAAACGCTCAGCCAATGACGCCAGCAGCCTATCATCAGGTATCTCATTTATCAGCGCCTCATATGCCGCCCATACAGAAGACTGGGCCGCATCCAGCGCACAGAGGCGTATAGCACCACCGTTTTTTGGATGGAACTCATAGGCTGACTTACCGCGATAAACGCGTGGCGGCATCCAGGCATCTGCAGCGTTTTTGCGAACGCGCGCCATTAATCCAGTGCTCCAAAGTTGGGTTCAGGAAAGCTGGCTTCAGGGGCTTTCCGTGACGATATTGGATCATTGAAATGCTGCCATGTTGTTCTCGGACGACCATCACGGCGAACCACGAAAAATATACCCGCCTGTTTCAGACACTGGCATTGTTTTGAGGGGATTTTATAGCCGGTTATTTTTTCGATATCGGCATCAGAAATTATCACGTTTTCAATATCAGACATCTCGTTCTCTCCACACATCCCCGCTGCAACAGGTCTGCTGAGCCGTGACAGGTCACGGCGTTTCAATGTTAGTTTCTGTTTCTTACTTGCTTAACGGTGCGCACAATGTCAGCCACAAAGCTCAATAGGCATTCACTGATAGTCACTACGCCACATCGATTAGCGCAGGGCCATTACTGCTACCATCAACCCCATGAAACACTTTTGCGTGTTTGCCTTCCTGATAACCGAGATATTTAGCACGAGAGGGTCTGTCAGCATCTTTACTATTACGGAACTTGGCTTTACCAAAACCCTCATCTCGCAGCTTCTGCGCGTAGGCGCTCATCTTGGATTCCTGCTCTTCGTTAATAACCAGCTCTTTGACTGCGTGATATGCACCAGAGGCCCAGCCCTCACAAAACTGGTCAGCTAATGCCGCCTTACGTTTTGGGGCAAGCCAGCTCTCGCAGTTACTATTCATGAAACTTTTTCGAGCCTGCTTAATCTGGCGCGTTAGGACGTCAAAAATGTACGCAGCTGCGATATCACGTCCATCCAGGCCATAGAATTTAACGACGCGCTTATAGCGGTAGCTTGGGGTTACTCTCCAGCTCACAAGACATTTCACAGCGAAGGCCTTTTCGATAGTTTGAGTAAGGTAGATCATGTAAAGAGGTAGTTTATCTGCATCGCTTGGAGAGCTTTTGCTTTCACTGGTGCTGATTTCAGAGAATACGACCTCTGATTCACTCAGGCCATGCTCCCGCATGAATGCCTGCGCCTTTGACATGGCGCTGGCAGCTTCTGCAGAGTTGCTGGTGTTCTCAGCAAGGCGCATCAATTTTTGGATTTTGGAGAGGTATTTCTTTTTAGCTGCTGCGTCCATCACTCACCATCCTTACCGGCGCGGAGTTGGTTGGCTATTTCTTCACAGACATGCGTGAGGTTGCATAGAGTTATCGCTGGATGAGACTTAACCATCTCCACACCCTCAGCTCGCACAGAGTTGAGGTAGGCGTTGGTGGCTGGCTGTTTTAGCACCTGCATTGCGTCGTATAGCAGTGACTGTGCTGGATTCAGTGAATTCTGTATGGCGTGATAACCCGCCGCACTGAATTGACCAATCAAGCGCTCGATGATTTCGCCCCGCGCCGCGCTCTCAGCTGCCAGCGCGTCACCTTGTTCGTTCAGTGCCGCGTAGTCTTCCCACTTGACCACTTCGCCATCTGCCTCCTCGATAATGCCCAGATAGCCGTAACGTTTTACTTTGCTCATCTCAATCCCCTCAATCCATGCATTCCATGTAAATCCCGCTCGCAATCAGTCGGGCGCGTCGTTTAGCCGCAGCACGGTGGCGCTTAATAGCCTCTTCGGACCGGTCATTGCTCTGGTTAATGACCATCGGCGGCAGTGCCTGCGGAGCAATCCGGCGTGGACGTCTGATCAGCGTGTAGGTGCGGTCGATAGAATTGCCACCGAGACTGACCGGATTGGAGGCCTCAACCTGCAGCGTTTTGCCGCCATGCCGCATCGTATTAATGACTAGGCGATTGAACTCACGCAGGCTCATGCCAAACCGTTCCGCCAGCTTCCGGCCTGTCGCCGGGCCTTTTGATAATTGCCAGGCGAGTTTTTCGCTAAAACCGGCGTTCGGGCCGTTGCTGCGGCGATATTGGGCGAGTTTTTTTATAACTGCGCCTCCTGCTGAGCAAGACTGGAACCTGCCGGGGAGCGGGTAGGAGATGGGTCGATGCGTGCGGTGCGTCTTAGGTTGAGCTGCGAAACCAGCCTCGGTATGTAATCGCCAGGAGTGTTACAGATGAGGCGTGGTTGGGGGTATTCATCGAAAATTTCAGTAATCAGGTCGTCGATGTCCTGGATCATAATCATTTCCTCGATTATGGCTGGTGGGCTACTGCAATAGCCCGCCGCCGTTTCTCCACACTAAAAAGTTTTTGTAAGAGGGCGCAAACTCAGCGGGGCTGAGAGCGTCATTTCTCAACGTAGTTCAGTGGCAAAACAGATGTTCGCATTTACGGACGATTCGGTCAATTAAATTCGTTCGTTTTTGCGGACGCAAGCGGGTGGGGCCGTTTATACGGCCATTTTGAGATGTCAATTGAAGGGTTATGGCAGTTTTGTTTGAACTGAGACGCCAGTTGCAACGATCTGAGAAAGCGATTCTAACTCAATGGTTTTATAACCAGAATTTACGGGGGCGAGATATGCGCTTGGACCATCAATCACTAGTTTTTTAATCACCGCTGCATTACCAACGTTTGCCAGAACAATTTGACCTGATTTGGGCGTTGTATCGGGGTCGAAAATCACGATGGCTCCCTCTGGTATGAGACCAGCCATAGAGTCATTGTCCATTTCTACAGAGAACGCATGGGGGGATACGTCATCAGTAACGGTTGTCCATTTTGAAAATTTGGGGTTTTGAATCATTAGATTTCTCCAGTCCCCCGCCTGCGATAGCGAGATTAGAGGGATTTTCTGGATTGGCCTTTGATCCATCTCATTTCTGTTACCTCTTTGTGAGTAGTTCCCGCCATTTATTAACCAAGTTTCCGTTACGTTGAGAATGCTAGCCAATTTGGGAATATGTGTTGCAGAAGGGTTATTGTTGCCATTGACCCACTGGCTTACGGTGCTTTTTGACGCTCCGGTTCCAGCTACGAGATCCCTACTGCGCAGATTGAGTTCCTGCATTCTACTCACAATACGATCACTGATGGTTTGAAATTGCTGCTTCATTGCCGTCCGCTTTTCTGAACTATTAGTGTTTGAATTATTGACCAACTAGCCTCCGTTCACTTAAACTCACTGAGTTCGCTTTTACGGATGAGAGGGTTATGAATAAATCTGAGGTGTTGAATTATTACGGTGGAGTTACAGCAACAGCGCGATATCTAAACATCGCTAAATCCAGCGTTAGCGGGTGGTCGGACCCAATCCCGTGGAAATTTGCGCTGCTGATTTCCGAAATTACAAAAAACGAACTTAGGTTCGAGGCTAGTGATTATCCCGAACTGGTGCCGCTTTTCGAACCACGACTGGAGGAGTTGAGCCGTGGGTAATGAACCGAAATGGAAAGCTGAGCGGCAGCCAGCATGGATGATTAAGGCGATCCGAAAAACTGTCGCCGGTCTGTCTGGTGGATATGCTGAAGCTGCTGAAATTCTGGACGTAACTGAGGATGCCATTTTCAACCGGCTGCGCGCTGGTGGTGACCAGTTATTCCCGATTGGCTGGTCTCTACTGTTACAGCATGCAGCTGGCAGTCATCACATCGCAACAGCCATAGCGAAAACCTCTGGCGGCGTGTTCGTGCCATTACCAGATGTTGAGGAGGTGGATTACGGCGATATCAATCAGCGACTGCTGGAGGCTATAGAGCAGATCACCCGTTATTCACAGCAGGTAAGGGCAGCTATTGAGGATGGAGTGGTAGAGCCGCATGAGCGCGAATTGATTGACGAGGAGCTACACCGTGCCATTACGAAATTACAGGAGCATACAACGCTGGTTTACAAAGTTTTCTGTGCTTCAGAAAAGTGAAAGCGCCGGGTTGCAGCCCAGCGCCTTCGGCGACTACATCAATTAGTGTGGAGAAATAATCGCGTGAACAATTTAAACAGATCCCGAAACTATCCGCAATTCCGCTGCCTGCCAATGACTGGCGGGAGCAGTAAGCAGCCATTTCGTTACGCGCTCAATTTACCTGATGGCCATCACACCGTTAACCACAGTTTTGTGGAGTGGGCTGTGGGTGAGCACCTCCAGACATTACGTAAATCAGGGGGCTAAATGCCCCAGCCATCAGACGAGATTATTCAGCCGTGGGTTGCGCGCTATGCCGACCCACGCGGTGTGATTGTTGAAACCATTGGCGTTGATGTAGCGAATAACAGGGTGCTGTTCAGGCGTCCAGGCTATCCGCATGTCTGCGTCCAGCCCCGCAATCTGTGGGGCCAGAAGTTCAGGAGAGTTGGATGAGCGTGAAATTGTCTGCATACGTCTGGGACGGTTGCGCGGCGTCAGGCATGAAAATCACCAGCGTGGCCATCATGGCGCGCTTGGCTGATTTCTCAAGTGATGAGGGGGTTTGCTGGCCGTCGATTGCCACAATCGCCCGGCAGATTGGGGCTGGTCCAAGCACTGTACGCACCTCAATACGCAAGCTGGAGGCTGATGGCTGGCTGAACAGTACGCCACGGCGTAAGGGCAACCGCAACACCTCGAACATGTATCAGCTAAACGTCAGGAAACTGCGCGAAGCCGCTGCTGTTCACCAGCCAGAATCTGATGCGTCAGAATCTGACACATCAAAATCTGACACGTCAAAATCTGATGCACCAAATTTTGATGCGTCAAATTTTCACCTGTCAAAATCCGGCCAGAAAACGGGTTTTCACCCCCCAGAATCTGGCGACGATCCGTCAGTAAGATCAAAACATGATCCATTAGATAAAAACCCCTCTTGTCCGGACGCTTCGGCACCGGACGACTCGCCGGTGGATAACCCCGATCAATTCCTGGCACGTTTTCCCGACGCGGTGGTTTACAGCGAGAAGAAACGCCAGTGGGGCAGTCATGAGGACTTGAAGTGCGCGGAATGGATCTGGGGGCAGATCACACACCTCTACGAGAAAGCGGCAGAGGTTGACGGCGAACTGGCAAGGCCCAAAGAGCCGAACTGGGCTGCGTGGGCGAATGACGTGCGCCTGATGTGCTCACAGGACCAGCGCACACACTTCCAGATTTGCAAGATGTTCAAACGCGTTCAGAACGATCCGTTCTGGTGCCGGAACATCCTCAGCCCTGCAAAACTCCGCGAAAAATGGGATGAGCTAGTGGTCCGGCTCGGTCCGGTTCAGCGGTCAGTCACAGACATTTCACCAGTCGATTACGCCATCCCGGAAGGGTTTCGCGGATATTAAGGGATTTCAAAAATGACTACTTTATCCAAGCTTTACGACAAGAAAACCAAAAAAGATACAGATTTTACAACCCGCAAAACCTACCTGATGAGCGTCGACAGGCTATATGTCGAGCCAGGGTATAACGTCAGGGAAATCGATCAGGCCCACGTAGAAGAATTCCGTGATGCATACATGGCTGGTGAGCAGGTACCTGCGCTGGCTGTGCAGGTAACGGAACAGGGAATAAAAATCATCGATGGCCATCACCGTTACTACGGCGCAAAACTGGCGCAGGAGGCCGGTTATGACATCCGTCTGGAATGCAAAGATTTCGTGGGCAGTGAGGCTGACCGCATCGCGTTCATGGTCACATCCAGTCAGGGGCGCGCACTTGAACCACTGGAACGAGCAGCGGCATATCAACGCCTGATTAATCAGGGCTGGGAACCGGCTCAGATTGCCAAAAAAGTGAAACGGTCGATCACTGACGTTGAAAATCATCTGGCGCTGCTGACGTCTGGTGATGAGCTGATCGCGCTGGTCAAAAACAAAGAGGTTGCCGCCACCACTGCGGTCGCGCTGGTGCGTGAACATGGCGCGTCAGCTGGCAGGGTAGCAAAAACGGAACTGGAAAAGGCCAAAGCCACCGGCAAGAAAAAACTGACCAAAGCTGCAGCCATAAGCTCACCAGCAAAACTGCGTGAGAAAATCCGTGCAGAGCATGCTGCATGGTCACAGGAAACATTCGGCGATGTAGGGCCAATCGGTCCCCTCAAGCACCTAGCGAAAGAAGCGCTGGAAGCAGCGGACGCGCCAGATGACCTCTCAGAGTGGGCTGACCTTCAGTTTTTGCTTTGGGATGCCATTCGTCGAGCA